ATGGACGGTGCTGAATACAAACTCGTCTTTCCAGTTGTGGCGGCGCTCCACTTCAAGTACGGCAACCAGGTCACCGTCTCGGTACATGTGTAGATCTACACCGTACTTAGTGCCCTCTTCGACGTGTACTCGTTTAGTCCGTACTAAATAGTTGCTAACAGCGTCTTTGGCTATCTTGTCGTTTTCGTTGTACAGCTCTTGATCAAACTTTTTGTTCATGTGTTGTACTCCCGGAGCTTGTCCTGGACCTCGACGATCAAATCGTGCAAACTTTTTATGCGGCCTGTGGTAAATCTATGAATAAGATCATTGTAATCAGTCATGCCTAAGGTGATGAACTCATCGCAGGGATCGTCGAAGCCTTCGTCGTAATAGGTTTCGCACGTACATACATACCGCCCTGCATTGTGGCTGGCATCCCGATCAAACCCGTGCTCGTGTTCTGGACTACCCGTGCACCCATATGCCTCTTCGCAATCCTCAGATTCTAGCCCATCGTAGTACTCCAGCGGTATTTCGAAGTCAACGTAACTTCTAGATTTCACTTCGTCTAACTCTTTCTGCATTTGGTAGAATTTACCTTGTAGTTCAATAAGTTCACGGATCTTACTACCAAGTAGAAATTGTAGATTTGCAATCCGAGTATCCTTCGATGGATGGTTTAATAGATCCTTTGATATGTGATTCCAATCGTATTTCATGATACTAATCTCCATAATCCAATCAATTTTTAAAACCGACTTTCATTCCACGTACCTAGAAATATCGGGTTGAATCTGGCATACAACCGTACCGTGCCAACCAGACAGTTTGTTCTTACCCACAGTAAGGTAACGAGTGTAATCAGTCTCGGTATCATCTACGTCATTAGAATCCATCTTACCGATACCGATGATCAGATCTGATTCAGCGAACTTGCCGATCTTAGAACCCTCCATCTCAAACGGAGATAGGCGGGTCTTACCCTTTGCTTCAGCAGATGCCTGAGACACAACGATTAACGCACAGTCATATCGTTTGGCTAGCTCACGGAATCGTCTATACAGTTCACGTAAGCGTTCATGACTAGCTGCGAAGTTACCGTTGATATGAATCTTGTCACCCTGGTCAATGACTACGACATCAGGCTTCATTTTCTCTATGTACGACTCAGCATCGTCTAAAGACCAGTCCTGAGTGTCTTTCATATCGATACGATCACGGATAGCTGTGAACCGGTCGGCAGCCTTCCTAGGGTCGTGAGAGATGTCTTCACGTCTCATCCCAGCCCAGGATTGAATGGCACGTAGCATCGTCCTACGTGTGTCTTCTTCATTGCCTAAGTACAGAACACGAGCACCCTGCTCACAGAATCCGCCAGGGCCTGCACAAACAGAGACAACGAAAGCGGACTTACCAGTTTCTGGGGCTGCAAATACAATACCGAACTCCCTAGGCCCTATGCCGTAGACATGGCGAGATAGGGTCTCGATGTTGAACTTCCAGCGTTGATCATCGCCAGTCATCTCCAGTAGCTCGGAGATATCTTTTGTGGTGGGATCCCCGAAATCATCCGGCAAGAATCCTTCCTTAATACGCTCCATCATGCGCTCTAGACGCTTCATAGCCTCGTCACGGCCTTCAGATACCTCTAAGCCTAGGGTTGCTATCTGGCGCCCCGTCTCACGCTTCCATAGTCCTTCTAGGACGTCCTGAGCTACATCCGGGGATAACAACGTGGACGAACGTATGGAATCGATGACGTCTTCGATAGCAGCCGTCTCAGCACGGGTAGCTACGGGATTGTGTTTTTTCCATAGGGCAAAGACCTCGTCTTCATTCAGATCGTGGCCATACTTCTCGTGGGCGGTTACGATCATAGAATATAGATCGGCTATCTCATCCTCGAACAAAGCTTTGCGTAGACGGGATTTGTTCTCTGTGTAGAAGTCGTACGACAACAGAGATTTAAGAATTTGTGTGTCCATGTAGTGATCCTCAATGCTTTTGTGTGTTATGGGAGTACATAATACCATTCGACTAAGAGAAAAAGAAGCCCTAGGGGTTTAATCTAGGGCGTTTGTTGGCCTGGTACAACAAGGGTTTACGCTAGTATGCTGGCGATTTCTTGAGGCTCTAACCATTTGAAGTCTTGTTTTAGGAAGCGTACTGAGGTGGGCACGAACCCCTCCATCTTACGGACTAATGTCAGAGCTTTCCTTGATGCGTCATTGTCTAAGCAGATAACAAGCCGAGGAAACCTCGTGAGTTCCCTCTTCTTGACCGAGTCGATGTGGGTACCCATGAGGGCCACCCCGGTATAGCCGGGCAGTACCCCTACAGCACAGGCACTGGCAGCATCCTCGACTACGACAGCGGTAGGACCTGAACCACAAGTGAACAAGCCTGAGCAGTCCCCGTAGACTTTCCACTTGGGGATAGCCCCCTTTAGCGAACGTCCTATAGCCCCCGTGTCGTTATTTAGCCAGAACAGTACCCGGTGCTCCTTGGGGGCATAAGAAACGTGTACAAGGCCTTCTACGTACGCTTGGTAGGCATGTACGGATTTAAGGTACCGGACAGCGTACTCATGATTGTCTACTGGCACACTTACTGCAGGTAAATTTGACTTTAAAACACATTTTTCTGCATTTAAACGTGAATCCTTGCCTGTAATACGCATTTTTATAGCTTCTACAGGGAATATATCACCGGTAGCCCCCGATGCTGTACACGACGCCTTATAACAGTTCCAGATACGTACACCTTCCCTACGGGTGATGGTGAATGTGTTACGTCCACCACAAAACGGGCAATTAACCCGCTTTGTTTCACCCTCTTTTAGTTTGATGTCTTTCAATAACTGGACTACATCCGACTTTGCTGTGTTCATTTTGTATATATTTATCCCTGGGCTAAACACGCAGCGTGAGCATAACCGATAAAAAACAGTATGTCAAATCGCCTAATTGTTCTTGACCCCATATTTGATGGAAAACTTACGGTGTAATGCCTGCCCATAAGCCACTAGGAAGTCCTTGAACTCGATGACAGCTTCGTCACCGTCCTCACGTATGGTGATGTTCTTGGTATCCTCTGGGAGATCATCTACGATGTCCAGATAATCTTGCTCAGTCCAATCATCTATGTCATGTTGTGAAATCATTACGATAACTCCTTGAAAACATTAGGAAATAGAGCTATTAACAGCCCTTTGCACTGTTCAGCTACTTCTCGGTGCTCTTTCTGAGTAGACGGATCCGTCCGTACGCTGACGTAATGGATCCAGCTACGTAGCGTACCGTTCATGTACATGCGGCTAGTGGTAAGGCCTTCAGGCAATACTTTCCTAGCCACTTCCTTGGCTATACCGGCGTCTAATGCAGTCTCGTAGGCACTTCTAGCGGCTTGTAGGGTTTTGTCTTGCTGCTCTTGCCATAACTTAGCTAGCTCCCTATCTTGCACGGATATGGAGTTTTGTCGATTCTTAGTGTCTTGTAAGCGGGGTTCAGCGTATTCATACCCGTCTGCTACTGCATATCGTTGGCTAAACTCTTGAAATGAAAAGGATCTGTGCCTCAGGATCTGCCTAGCAATGTCACGAGTACACTCTATCTCCATACATACGTTGACCATCTCAAATGGGGACCAGTGCTGGTGTTTCATTAAATAATTCAACAACTTAGGGGCTGTCTCATCATTCATTTGGTTGGTGGGGTTGGATACACGAGCCATATAGGCGATCATACGCTCGGCATCCTGGGTAGCCCATACTATTTTGACGTACATGGTATTCCTCTCAAGGTAATTTAAAGTATCTTACGCAGCAAGATCTTGTTTAAAGCGTTTGCTAACGCCTGCCTGAGCTAGTTTAACAGTCGGACGGACGTATATAGATAGTATGTCACGACTCTTATGCCCCGTCACGGATCTGAGTTCGTCCTCAGTGCACCCAGCCTCGGCCATCTCAGTGGCGCCAGTCCTACGTAAGTCACGTAGTTGTAAGTGATCACCGAGCCCGGCAGCTTTCCGGATCTTGCGGAAATGCTGGCTATAGAGGAATCTGTCGTAGGGCTTTCCAGTTGACTCGCACGGCGAAATATAAGAAGACTCACACGGCAGCTTGTGTACAAGCGGCAGCTTGTGTAGACGTTCTTGTAGCTGTGGTGAGGCAGGTACAACAACCTCGGTAGAGGTCTTCTCCTGCTAAAACTTGAAGC